AGGGCGGTATGCAGTTTGGTTTCTTAGTCATGTTTGCTGACATACCACGCGACAAAGAATACAAGGCAGAATATCAGCGTGAAGTGATAAGTGACTGCATCCGTTTAGGGCAGGACTTGATAGCTGAAGTGCGTAACGGTTTGGAGTTATTCGGATTCGATGTGCAGCTTGTAAACATTCCAACGTTTGAACCTTTCATCGAAGAATACAAAAACACAGTAACCGGAATTGCTTTCACTTTGACACTTGAAGTGCCTTGGGATTGGTCAGCTTGTGATATTCCTGCTGTGTGGAGCGTGGGCGGTTCATCAAGTGGTGGAAGCGGAACAGGTTACGGATTGACACTTCGCACCAATGGTGTAGATAACGCAGTACAAAACATCCTTGACTTAGTCGAAGGCACGAACGTAACCATCACAGACAACGGAGATGGCAGCGTTACGATTGATGCAGCAGGTGGGGGTGGTGGTAGTGGAGAATATGTAAGTACCGAATACAACGCAAACCACATAACTGCATTAGGCAACCCTTACCAAATCGGTGACAGGGTATGGTATAACGGAAGTGTGTACAGATGTATTGCGAATAATGATGCAATCAACCCAACAAACCCAACGTACTGGACTTTGGTTGCAGTTGGTTATCGTTTGCGCCAAACACCTGTAGATTGGAACGCAACGAGTGGTGATTATCAAATCCTGAATAAACCAACTATTCCTGCGGCTCAGGTTAATTCGGATTGGAATGCGGTAAGTGGTGTTGCTGAAATTTTAAACAAGCCATTTATACCAACCAACCTTGACGATTTAGCTGATGTCAATGTAGCAGGTGTTACCAATGGGCAGGTTCTAACTTACAATACGTTATTAGGAGACTGGATAGCTACTACACCTGCTTCGGGTGGTTCGGTTACTTCGGTTGCTCTTACGGTTCCACCTGCTTTCAACGTAACAGGTTCACCAATTACTACAGCAGGCACACTCGCAATATCAGGAGCAGGGCTTGCAACACAATACGTACGAGGTGATGGGCAATTAGCCAACTTTCCAACAACAAGTGGCGGTGGTTCATCAGTTAGCTACTATCTAAACGGCTCAATAAATCAAGGTACAATAGGTGGCAGCACTTACTACCAAATGAGCAAGACAGCTGTATTTGGTGCAGGTACTGACTTCACGCGAACCAATGCAGCAGGAAATGGATTGATTGCGCAATTCATTACGGATGCTAATGATCCAAATGTGCTATTGGTGCCGGGTGGAAACTTCAACCTTGAATTTTATTTTAGTGCTTCTTCAGGTGGTGGCTCACCTTCCTTCTATGTTGAATTATATAAGTATGATGGCAGCACATTCACACTATTAGCCACCGATGTTGCAACGCCTGAAGGCATAACACAAGGGACTGTAATAGATGCGTACTTTACAGCCCTTGCAGTACCAGCAACGGTTATGACTTTAACCGATAGATTGGCTTTGCGTGTATTTGTTACTACATCTGGACGCACTTTAGTACTGCACACTGAAAATTCGCATTTGTGTCAAGTAATAACCACGTTAAGCACTGGCATAAATGCAATCAATGGACTTACAGCGCAGGTTCAAAACCTTGCAGTAGGCACAGCAGGTACTGACTTTGGAATAAGTAGCGCAGGCAGCACCCATACATTCAACCTGCCAACAGCAAGCGCAGCAAATCGCGGTGCATTGAGCAGCGCAGACTGGTCTACGTTTAATGGAAAGCAGAATAGCATTGGACTTACTACGGTTGGAACTAACCTTGCAACGCTTCCGAATCCAAGTGCTGTACGCTATTTACGCATCAATGCTGACAACACTGTTTCTGCTTTAACACTTTCCGAATTAAAGTCCGATATTGGTGTGGGTGGTTATGCTGCACTAACAAGTGACTTTGTTACAAGTGGCACAGCTTATCAAAACATCACAGGTTTATCATTTGCAGTAAGCGCAGGTAAAACATACAAGTGGCGAGCAACGATTATTATTGTTGCAACAGGTACAGTCAATGGTATGCTTAGCACGAATGGTCCAACAGGTACAACGGTTTATCGTTTTACAATCGGAACAGGTGGTACAACCAATACGATTAACAATGGTTCGGCTAACAATACAGGTTCGGCTGTATCAATATCTACTACGCAGCGTATAGCCAGCGCAGATGGTATCTACATAGCAACGGCAAGTGGAACGGTAAGCATGAGTGTAATCGCATCTGTGAACGCACTCATTACAATCAAAGCAGGTTCAATCGTAGAATTTGAAGAAGTAGCATAATGGCAACGGAATTCGAAGATATCTTGAATGAATATGCCGAAACGGTCATTGAGCGTGCGCAATCAAATCTGCGTATCAAAAGACGTGTGCGTGGTAAGGTTGTGAATCGTGTTGCTTCAGGTAACTTGCTTCGTTCATTAACTTATAAGCTGCGTATTCGTTATGGCAAACCCACCATTGATTTCACTGTGAAAGGTGATGCTGGTCAATACGCAGATGTGATTGAATTCGGGCGCAAACCAAACTCAAAGATGCCACCGGTAGCAGCCATTGAAAAGTGGATTCGCATGAAGCCATTGAAACTGCGTAACAAACAGGGTGAATTTATCAAATCAACCGAGAGCGCAATCAAAAGCGCAGCGTACAATATCGCACGCAGCATTGGTAAAAAAGGTATCGAAGGTATCAACTACTATCAGGATGCAATAGATGATACATGGGATGAATACAAAGACAAGCTAATGGATGCTTACATCAAATCTGTAGAAAATAGAATACTCTTAAACAAAAGATAAATGGCATTAACAATCGTAGATGAACCCTTCAACTGGGTGGTGCGTGGTCAAAAGATTATGCTGATTGCATCGAGCACAGAAGTAGCGCAGCAAGGTTTTCGCTATGGCTTGAACATTACTGTTGATGCTAAAACGTACACGTTCTATTTGTCACCTGCTCCTGACAACAATATGTACTTTGACATTGCGCCACTTGTTGACGACTTGCGCAACCAGCAATATCATTTTGGAACGGATGATACCATTGATGATTTGAGCAAGTATGCGTTGAGTGCAGAAATAACTGAATGGTGGTTAGTTGGTGGTGTGCTAACTGAGAATGCAGGTAGCGAAGTAACTATGAGTGGGCGCATTGTTATCAATGGTGCTTATCAAGTGTTTGACGGATACAAGCCAAATCCTGAAGTTGGTGTTGATGACATCAAGTATGTGCTCGAAGTTAGCTTTAACTATGGTATGAGTGACCGAAAGTACGGCACGCATTCGTGGTATTTAGCACCAACATGGGCGGCAGGCAATCCAACCGCACAGAACATAGTGTGGATTCCTTCTTATGAAACTGACTATGGAACATTGAGCATACCGGGTAACGCAACCTACATGTTCAATAACCTTGTGGACAATGTGCGCATCGTATTGTATAAGGCAAACGGAACAACGGCTACTGAAACCATATCATTGAATGGCTATGACATAGAAGCTTTGCCTGTTTATCCAGCTAACTTAAATGATTGGACAGGTGCATGGACAATTAAACCAAATGAAGTAGACAATCCCGCTTGGCGTTACTATGAAGTATTTGCACGAACAGGTAGCACGCAGTCAAGTGTAAAGTACCGATTCTACAATGCAGCTAAATATGGACAAAAGGATTGCCATAACGATGTGATTCGTTTGGGATGGGTAAATAGTCGTGGTGGTTGGGACTACTTCAACTTCATAAAGAAGTCGGAAATGAACGATGAGATTGAACGCAAGAAGTACCGCAAGGTGTTGTTCAATAGTACAACAAGTGTATTCAGCAAAGATGATCGCGGTTTGTATGAACGCAGGAACTTAGTACAGCAGGTATTGACAGTGACCAGCGACTACATTCAGGAAGGTGAATTCCTATTCCTTCGCTCGTTGCTTGTGAGCAATCAGGTTGTTTGGATAACCCAGCGCAACGGTGAGAACATCGCGCTTCCTGTAAACTTAGACGATACCACATATACCGAACGTAAGACACGTGACGGCAAGCTTTACAACCTATCTTTGAAAGTAAGAATGGCAAACGAATACTGGACATAACATGAATGGAGAAGTACAATTAATAGTAAGAAGCGAGCAGTTACCTACAATTCCATCCTTAACAGAATCATTAGGTGCGCCTATTGTTTCAGGTGATAGTTTTTGCTTTGGTGGTCCTGGACAAGAAGCATCCTATACAATAGGTAGCAAAATTGAAATCGTTGACCAAAACGTTTCGCCTGAAGTTGTTTTGTTTACACGCTATGTGACGGCATACGATACGGTAACAGGTGAGATAACAGTAGATCAACCATTCACATCAAATGTTTCTGATAGTGGTGTTTCTATTTACACTTACACGCTCATCGTTGCCGATACATACCTCGACCTATACGAAAACGAAAGCATCTCGCAGAACTGGAAGTTTCAAGACTTATCTAACTTCACAGCACAAGGCGCATTCAGTCGTGAATTCCGCATCCCATTCAGCGAAACGAATAAGGAAGCATTAGGCGCATTATTCGATAACAATGTAGAGCAAGGTGCAGAGAACTATTTCTTCTACAAATTACCTGCTGAAATCCGCGTAGATACCCTACCTATTGCCACAGGTTACTTGCGTGTGCGCAAAGTGTATAAGCAAATGGGAAAGCTTAACGAAGTCGAGGTTGCTTTCTATGCCGAAACACCTGACCTTGTTCGCACCATTGGTGAAAAGAAGCTAAGTGATATTGCTGCGCTTGCTGATTTGAATGAAGCGGTTACATACGCAAACGTAACAACTGAAACAGCAGACCGCATTTGGGCGTTGTGTGATCGTGGGCAATTATGGAGCAATGATGGTAGCACAGGTTCGCGACCTATTCGCACTCCGAGCGCACCACTTTACCCGGCTGATTTGACACCATCAGTTAGTTGGTGGTTCCTGCTGCGTAACATTGTAACGGAAGCAGGATTTGAACTTGTTGCTTCATCACTTGAAAACATTTTGAATGATTATTGGATGCCTTTCTGCAATACACCGCAGTTAAGCTACACAGGTGGAAGCAATCAATACTTCTTTGCAGCATATCCTGATGCGCCTTTTTTGGTGTTAAATGATTTTATGAATCCCGATTCAAGTTACACAAACATGGTTGAGTTGTTTGATAACAACGGAGACTTTGATTCTGTAACTGGTATCTATACAGCATCGGCAGTTGGTACATTTACTTTTCGTGTTCGTCAATTTTTTAGTATTGCGCAAGGTGTTTTTGGAGTTAATTATATTGTAATCAAACTAAATGTTTATATAAATGGAATTTCTCATTCTGCGTATTGGGGATATTTTTTTACCTCACAAGGTTCATTAGCGCCTCAAACAGGATTGTTTGATCAAACATTTAATCTTGATTTAGAGTTAGGTGATACTGTACTATTTGAGTTTGAAAGTTTTGCGGCTATTGCCGTTAGTGGTTGGTTTGGGCCTAATTTTGTTTATACGCCAGTTGATCCATGGGAAATTGGTCCTGTCGATGTATATGGTCTTGCTGGTGATGGTACAACTAACACATCGTACATTGAAATCAATTCTGCCACTGTTACAGTAGGTCAAACTATTGATTATGTATTGAACGCGCCTGATATGCGCCAAATAGATTTTGTGAATGATGTGATTAAGATGCATAACTGCGCAATCGTACCCAGTCGCATCGTGCCGAATCAAATTGCAATAATTCCACAAAACAACTATTTAGGTACAGGTGATGTATTAGATTGGACGGGCAAGCTTGATATATCAAAAGACGTGATGATGGGCAGCACTGTTGATGTGCAAAAGGCAACGTTTCAATTTACCTACACTGCTGGTGAAGATGCATACAGCAAACTATACAAAGATGCTAATCGTGTTTATGGTGACTTTAAATCGGAAGGTTATACAATCAATCCATCAACTGCGCCAAGCGATTTCGCGATAGGTGACCAAAAGATTCAACTTGTTACACGTAGTGCACCTGCTGCATT